CTTTACTTTCATAGGTGAGCCTATGAAAGTAAAGGTAGTTAGTATATTCACAGATAAATATACAAAGAAAACATACTCTTTAGGCGATGAAATTGAGGTTTCAAAAGACCGATATGCTGAAATCAAGGAGTATGTAGAAATAATCAAAACAAAGAAAAAGTAAAGAGGGGCGGTATATTATATACCGCCTTATTTTTATAGACAGGAGAAATCAATGAAAAATACAGTTGTATATATCGAAACTTCAAAAGGAAATATTCCGTTAGTGTTCAACCTAAATGTAATGGAAGAAATTCAGGAACAGTATGGATCACTCGATAAATGGGGTGAAATTACTCAAGGTAACGGAGAGCCTAAAGTAAAAGACCTCAAGAACGGTATCTTGGCGATGATGAACGAAGCTATTGACATCGAAAACGAAGAAAACGGCACAAATGAGCCTTTGTTAGATGCTAAAAAAGTCGGCAGAATTATGACCGAAGTCGGTATTGATGTAATAGTGAAGAAAATTCAAGAGATTACTATTGCTTCGACCAAGAGCGAGGACAACGGAAAAAACGAGTAGTCCACGAGGAATACGATAACGAGGTTGATTTCTCGTGGCTTTACTTTATAGGGCATTGTCTTTTAGGTTATACCGACAAGGAAGTCGGCAGAATGACTTTAAGACGGCTCTTATTGATGTATAAACATTATAAAAACAATTACGATTTTCAAAAGAGTGGCAGAACATACGCAGAATTGGAAGATTATTTAGATCACCAAGGCGAATTTCTGCCTGACTAAACAAGAAAGGGGGAAACTTTATGAGTAGTTTTGGCGGTACTGTCAAACTTACAGGCGAGAGCGAATACAGAAACGCATTGAAAGAGATTACAAGCAATCTCAAAGTCCTCAATAGCGAAATGAAAGTTGTAACCTCTCAATATGACAAAAATGACAAGTCCGTTGAAAACCTTTCTTCGCAGAACGAAGTTTTAAACAAGAAAATTGAAGAACAAAAGAACAAGGTTGACATTCTTACTCAGGCTCTTGAAAACTCAAAGGCTGAAACAGGTGAAAATAGCGATAAGACAAAGAAGTGGCAGACCGAACTCAATAATGCACAGGCAGAATTGAATAAGTTAGTCAAAGAAGTTGATAACAACGAAAAGGCTATGGAACAATCTGCAGATGCTACCGAAGATAATGCAAAATCAGTTGAAGATTTCGGTGAAGAAGCCGAGAAAAGCGGTGAAAAAGCATTATCTTTGGGCGATATAATCAAGGCTAACCTTATAAGCGATGCGATTGTTGGCGGATTGAAAGCATTAGGTAACGGAATAAAAGCCGTTGGTAGTGCTATGGGCGAAGCCTTGTCAGCAGGTGCTGAATATGCCGACAATATTCTTACCTTATCTGCTCAAACAGGACTTTCCACAGATACACTTGAGAAGTATAACGCAGTTGCGGAACTTGCTGATGTATCTATGGAAACCTTTACAGGCTCTCTTGCAAGAAATGTAAAGGCTATGGGCGAAGCACAAAAAGGAAGTTCAAAGTATGTTGAAGCCTATGGCAAACTCGGTGTTTCTGTCACAGATGCAAACGGCAATTTGAGAGATAGCGAAGCGGTATTTTGGGAAAGCATTGATGCATTGAACGGAATTGAGAATGCTGCCGAGCGAGATGCACTTTCTATGGAGATATTCGGCAAGAAAGCACAGGACTTGAACACCATTGTAGAAATGGGTAGCGAGGGATTTAAGGAACTTGAGCAAACTGCCGTAGATATGGGTGCGGTACTTGGCGGTGAAGGACTTGAAGCATTAGGAAAATTTGATGACCAAATGCAGATTTTCAGTAGCACAACATCTTCGACAGGAAATATACTCGCATCCGCTTTTGCACCTGCTATGTCAACCGCTATGGAAGGTGTAAATGGAGTAATGGGAGCATTTAACGGACTTATTGCCGCAGTAATAGGCGGTGACGAGGGCGGTATAGAAAATGCTATGGTGCTTATCAGCGAGAAAGTCACCGAAATGGTGGAAAATATCTCAGCAATTTTACCGAGTTTGCTTGATGTTGCTAAAAATCTATTGACAACCATAGTACAAGTGATAGCGGAAAATCTTCCTCAAATACTGACATTAGTAGTTTCTTTCATACCTCAGTTGATAGAAACAATATCTTCTGTTTTGCCTACAATCGTTTCAACGATAATGAGTATGTTACCTATGCTTATCGAAACGATAGTCGGTATGTTGCCTATGCTTATCGAAACGGTTTTGAGTATGTTGACACAGATAATCAACGCACTTGCTGAATGTTTGCCTGACATCTTAATCACGATTGCAAATGCAATACCTACGATAATCACAACTATCCTCGATGCCTTGCCGTTACTTATCGAAGCGATTATTTCTTTGGTTATGGGAATTGTCGATGCTTTGCCTACAGTGATCCAAAGTCTTATTCAGGCTTTGCCTACAATTATCCAAAGCATTATCAACTGTCTGTTAAAGGCTATTCCTATGCTAATTCAAGCAGCAATTCAGTTGTTCATGTCAATAATCAATGCGATACCTGTAATACTGAAATCTTTAATCAAAGAATTACCGACAATAATCAATACCATAATCAACGGATTGCTCGATGCTATACCTATGCTATTGCAAGGTGCTATTCAGTTGTTAATGGCGATTATTCAGGCAATTCCTACCATTATCTCTGTGCTTGTCGAGGACATACCGAACATCGTTATGACGATTATCAATACTCTGCTTTCGAGACTTCCTGACCTTATCCAAGGCGCAATTAAATTGCTTATGGGTATCATCAAAGCGATACCGACCATAATCAAAGAAATAGTGAAGTCAATGCCGACTATAATCAAATCGATAGTCAACGGCTTAAAAGACGGTTTAGGACAGGTGAAAGAAGTCGGCAAAAACTTACTACAAGGCCTATGGGAAGGTATGAGCAACCTCGGTGAATGGCTATGGAAGAAAGTTAAAGGCTTGTTGAACGGTTTAACGAGCAAAATCAAAGGTTTCTTCGGCATTAAGTCACCGTCTCGATTATTTAAAGACGAAATCGGTACAAACCTTGCACTCGGTTTAGGAGAAGGCTTTGAAGATACTATGAGTGAAGTGTCAAATGATATGGCAAACTCGATACCGACAGAATTTGATGCTGATATTAGTGCAAATTACAATACCGTTTCAGGACAAACGCAGATGTCAACCTATGATACTATGGTTTCTGCTTTCAAACAGGCATTAAAAGAGGTAAATATCGTCCTTGACGATAGAGAAGTAGGCGGTTTCGTAACGAAAACAGTAGAAAAGGCGGTGTTCGCATAATGAATTATATCATTTTTAAGGGTGTAAAAAGCACAGAAATTGACGGATTGCTCATTTGTGAACTTCCGCCTATCTCAAAACCTGAAATGAGAGTTGAGGAAACCATAATCAATGGAAAAGACGGCTCTCAATATGAAGATTTAGGCTATGCTCCATACGAAAAGCCTGTATTAATTGCCTTGAGAGGTAGTTTTGACATCGATAAAGTAATGAAATTCTTTAGCGGTGACGGTGAAGTAGTGTTCAGTAATGAGTTAGACAAGGTTTATATGGCTAAAATCTTTGCAAAAATTGATTATGCAAGGCTTTTGCGGTATAGACAAGCAACGATACCTTTTTTAGTTCAACCGTACAAGCACAAAAGATTTGAGAGTATTACAGAACTCAATAATTCACCTGCGGAAGTGTTCAACGAAGGACTTGAGCCAAGTAAACCTATTATGACCTTGCGAGGAAGCGGTACGGTGTCAATATCGATAAACGGTGCGTATGCTTTTGAGTATAAATTCCCTGACGGAGAGGCAGAGGTTGTCATTGATGCCGAAAAGGAAGATGCTTACCTTGACGATGTACTCAAAAACCGTAATATGAATGGCGAATTTCCTATATTGGAAGTCGGCACAAATAAAATCGAATGGACAGGCGATATTGAGAGCATTTCAGTAATGCCGAGGAGTAGGTGGCTATGATTAAAGTATATGATAGCAACGAAAGACTATTTAACCATAACGGCATTAAAATTCTGCATCCGTTGAGAGCCGATATTACCAAAATCGACAACGGAGATTACTATGTTGAACTTATAGACAAGATTGAGAGCCTTGAATTCTACCAAAACGGTATGATCGTTCGCATACCGACACCTTGGGGAGTGCAAGGCTTTCGTCTTGCAAATCCTATTGTCAATAATAACAAGGTTGAGGTTAAGGCTTGGCATTTGACCTATGATGCAGAAAATTATCTTATTGCAGATGCCTATTCAGTAGATAAAAACTGCAACGATGCGCTTGAACACTTCAATTCGCATACCGATATACCATCTCCGTTCAATGTTTTGAGTGATATTACAACAATTTCGTCTATTAGAGCAGTACGCAGAACACTTTTTGAGATGTATGAATTGTGTATTAGTGCTGATAGATATGGCGGTCATTGGTACAGGGATAATTGGACACTCGGTATCAAGCAAAAAGTCGGTGAAGACAGGGGTGTAGTGCTTTCTCTTGGCAAAAACATCACAGATATACAGGTTGAAGAAGATTGGGAAGAAGTTTGCACCAAGATATTACCGTCAACTACAAACGGACAGACGGCAATAACTCTTGACGAGATTTTTATTGAGTTGAATGAAGACCTTTATGACATTCCTTACTCAAAAATAATCAAATTCGACAATATTTACGATGCTAAAGAGTTCGAAACGGAAGAAGAATATCTATCTGCAACTAAAAATTGGTTGCGAGAGGAAGCAAAAAGGTATTTGGAAGAACACAAATTGCCGAAAGTGAACTATTCCGTATCTGCAAAATTAGATAATGTGAGCGATGTAGGAGATACGATAAAAGTCAAGCATCCTAAATGCAAAGTTGATATTCTCACAGAGGTTATATCTGTTCAGTACGATGCGATACGCAAAAAGTACATTGCTATTGAGTTCGGTAACTTCAAAAAGGAACTCAAAAACCTGCA